CCTTGCCCATCATGACCCCGGCGGTTATTATCGAAATAGAAAGCGCCGACGAGGGCGATGACGTGGGCGATGACCGTGCACCGCTTTTGTGCCATATCACGGCATATTGCATCTTGGGTCAGCAAACCGAAAACCTGCAACTGCAAGTGCGTGAATTCGCCGCTCAGTTATTTATGCGCGTGCGCCGCAATAAATGGGGGCTTGGTAGCAATGTCAGCTTCCCCGGCATGATTACGCTAGGCCCAGGCAAGTTTGACCCGGAAAAAAACGGCTATGATTCATGGTTCGTGAGTTGGGATCAAACGCTGTATCTGGGCGATAGTGTGTGGGATAGCACAGGGATTATGCCCACGGAAATATTGTGGAGCGAAGTGCCGTTGATCGGTATCCCGAATGAAGATCATTATGAAGCATTATCAAAATGACAGACTTTAAAACGACCGAACTGGATAGACGCATCAGCAACCTGATTAAATTCGGTACGGTGCAGGAAACCGATTACCCGAATGCTAAGGTACGCATTAAAGCCGGTGACATTTTAACCGGCTGGCTCCCCTGGCAAACCCAACGCGCGGGCGGGGACATCACCTGGCACGCGCCGGAAATAGGTGAACAGGTGATGGTGTTATCGCCATCAGGCGAACTCAATCAGGGCTTGGTGTTGACCGGCTTATACCAAGCCTTAAAGCCGCCTCCCGTGGCGACACCCGATAAACATCATATTGTTTACAGTGACGGCGCGGTAGTTGAATACGATAGGGCTACGCACCATCTAATGGCTATTTTGCCCGATGGAGCAACGACGGCCATCACATCAACCGGCGGCCTGACAATTATCGGCAATATAACCCTGACAGGCACATTAACAGCCAGCGTGGATGTCATCGCCAACGGGATCAGCCTGCATGGGCATAAACACAGTGACATCACGTCCGGTGGCGATACAGGGGTTCCAAAATCATGATCGGCGTTAACAATCGCACCGGCAAAGCCTTAGGCGGCATGGATCATCTAAAGCAATCCATCAACGATATTCTGACTACGCCACTCGGTACGCGCGTCATGCGCAGGGAATACGGATCACGGCTTTTCGAGTTAATAGACGCGCCGATTAACAGCAGCACGATTATAGATATTGTCAGCGCAACCGCCGATGCCCTTGCAAAATGGGAGCCACGCATAATCGTTGAGCGCGTAGAAATAGACGATGCCAACGAAACCGGCAAACTGGCGTTAAACATATCAGCAAAATATTTGCCAGACGGGCAATCAATAAAACTCGACGGCATTCTTTTAAATCCGGTACCCACCCAAAAAGATTTGCCAGTCAGTATTCCGCACAATGTCGGTGTTACCAACCGGGCTGGCAGCTTTATCAGAGTACCGACACCCGGCTATTTGTATATTTTGAAACACGATACCGGAACCGTGGGAGTGGTGGTTACATGACCGCGCGTTATCCACTGGTTTTAAATGGCCAAAGCATTCAGGAATTACAGGACGGCGATACCCTGCAAGGCGTTACGTCAGGCATGATAGGGCTTGAGAATGTCGATAATACCTCAGATATTAATAAACCCGTGTCAACCGCTCAGCAAACCGCGCTGGATTTAAAAGCCAATATCAATGCAGATACCACTGGAACCGCCGCGAAAGCGACCAATTTAAAGGGCGGCAACACGACAACCCTTAACGGTGCGATTCATTATCAATCCGGAGTGGATGTCTCGTCAATATTGGCCCCGAATGTGACGACGACCAAAAAGTTTTTGAGGGAAACCGGCGACGGCACCAATGGCACCGCACCGGCATGGGATACCCTGGTCATAGGCGATTTGCCTACGGTTACGCCTGCCAAGGGCGGCACGGGTGTTGCTAACGGCACCAATAACACGCTTACCTTTACCGGAAATTATACGCTTAACGTAACGCTTTCAGGCAATACGGCGGTCACATTACCGGCCAGTGGTACTTTATTAGCTTCAGGCGGTGCATTAGGCACACCAGCAAGTGGAAATGCATCCAATTTAACTAATTTCCCAACATTAAATCAAAACACATCTGGCACCGCCGCAAATCTTTCTGGTACGCCTACATTACCAACTGGAACAACCTTAGTTGCTCCAAACCTAGGAACACCAGCAAGTGGAACGCTCACTAATTGCACAGGTCTTCCCCAAGCAGGGTTAGCGACGAATGTGGCGGGTACTGGTCCTGTTTTTCAAATTTATAAGTCAACGCCACAGTCAACATCAAATAACACTATAGCAACGATATTATTTGATGGTGTTAACACGGATACTGCTTCAGCCTATACAGCAGCAACGGGCAAATTCCAGCCTACCGTCGCAGGCTATTATCAAATCAATGCTTCCGTTCAGTGCGCGGGAACCAGTATGACTTTCATGACTGCATATATTTTAAAAAATGGAAGTCAGTTTGCTAGTTCAACTCAACAAGGGACATTAAATACGGGGACTCCATCTTGTTCAGTAAGTGCCTTAACTTACTTAAATGGCAGTACAGATTATATTACTGTAGCAGGTTATTTATCAGCAAGTGCAGCTTGGACGGTATCTGGTCAGGCATCTGGGTTTTTAGCGAGGAAAGCTTGAATTTATGAGTAACTATAGTCAAATCGATTTAGCGCAAATATCCGCCCCTGACATCGTAGACGCGCTAGACTTTGAAACCATTTTCGGAGCCATGCTGGCTGATCTGCAAGCCCGTGATGCCGCGTTTAGCGCATTGCTGGAATCAGACCCCGCTTATAAAATTCTGGAAGTGGCGGCCTACCGTGAACTATTGCTCAGGCAACGGGTAAACGACGCCGCGCGTGGCGTGATGCTGGCAACGGCTATTGGCACTGATCTGGATAACCTGGCCGCTAATTTTAATGTTGAACGGTTACTGGTAACACCTGAAGATTTAACGGTCATCCCGCCCATTCCGGCGGTTTATGAAAGTGATGTGTCATTCAGAACACGGACACAATTAGCTTTTGAAGGCTTAAGCACGGCTGGCCCTGCCGGTTCTTATATTTATCACGGCTTAAGCGCGTCGGCTGAGGTAAAAGATATTGCCGTGGATGCCGTAACATTTCACATTAACGCCGGTCTGGTCGTGATTGATAATGATGCCAATTTAGGCACGCCCGAACCCGGCAAAGTCGCGGTCACGGTACTATCGACAACCGCCCCCGGTACGGCTGATTCAGAATTGTTAGCCTTAGTGACCGATGCAGTTAACGTTGATAGCGTCCGGCCCTTAACTGACCGCGTGACGGTGCGCTCGGCGGCCATTATTAATTATTCTGTCGTCGCCACATTGTATTTTTATGACGGCCCCAGTAGCACTACAGTTCTGGCCGCCGCCCGCGCCGCTTTGGATGCGTACATCGATAGCCATCATAAAATTGGTTATGACGTGACGCGCTCAGGTATCTTTGCCGCCCTGCATCAACCCGGCGTGCAAAATGTCACGTTAACCACGCCATCAGCCGATGTGGTGATTGAAAATTATCAGGCGGGTTATTGCACGGCGATAACATTGACCAATGGAGGCGTTGATGTCTAATTTATTACCGCCGAATGCCAACGCACAGGAACAGGCGCTCGATGATGTTATTGAACGGATTGGCACTATTCCCGTTGATATTGTTAAAACTTGGAATGCGCAAACCTGCCCCGATGAATTATTGCCCTGGCTGGCATGGGCTTTATCCATTGATGAGTGGGATGCCACCTGGAGCATCACCCAACAACGGGCCATGATAGAGGCGAGTTACGAAATACACAGCCATAAAGGCACACCCTATTCAATACGCCGGGCGTTAACCGCATTGGGTTTTGATAACGTGATCATTATGGAAGGCGAATGGAAATTCCATAATGGCGCTATTACGCATGATGGAACTTATAAACACGGCGGCGATAGTTACTGGCCCTTATTCGATGTGATATTGAACATCTTTGAAACACCGGATTCGGCCATGATTTTAAAAATACGCGACCGGATAGACCGTTATAAAAACGCACGCTCACAACTACGCAATTTAATATTCACCAATTTATTTCACAATGGAGCTGTCACGCACGATGGCACCTATTCACATAATGGAGGCGTATTGTAATGGCTAATTTACCGGAAACCGCAACGTATGATGCGGGCGTTTATCAACTTGAAACCACCGACCCAGTAATCGGAGGCGCGGATGGTAAGGATAACGCTAGCGCCCGAAACCTGGCTAATCGCACGGCCTATTTAAAAGCTCGCGTCGATTTAATGGAAACTATCGTAAGCCAAGCGGATGCGGAAGCGGGCATATCGACGACGCTGAAAGGCTGGAACGCGCTGCGCGTTCGGCAAGCCATACAGGCTTCAGGCGTTCATTATAAAAATTATCTGGCTTATTCAGATGATCAAACTTTATCCGATACCAATATTGGTGGAGTAGTTGGCTTTTCAGGTGGGTTATCGAAAACATTTACCCTGCCTGCATTATCGGGTCTAGCGATTGGATCAACCATTTGTATCGTTAATGTCGGCACAGGGCTATTGACTATTGATTGCCATGCAGGGGATTTTTTACAATGTAATTCAACCAGTATTTCATCAATCCCTGTTTTACCGGGTGATGATTTGATTGTAACAATGAGCACTGAAAAATGGGTTTGTACGGGTGGCTTGGCAAGGATTAAATATTCATCTGCATTCGCATTTGGTTCAGGTTATCAAAAACTTCCTGATGGGAAAATATTGCAAACTGGCACCATAACGACTTCCTCATCAGCCGACGTTACGTTTACATTTCCCATTGCATTTCCCAATAATGCTCTGGCTGTAATTGCAGCTCCATCGGGAGCTTCTTCTGTTTTTGCTAGTGTGAACACGATTACAACGACATCGTGCAAAGTTTCAGCATGGGTCAGCAATACAGCCGCACGATCGGCACTTGGCTGTTATATTTTTGCAATAGGTTATTAAAATGAAATATTCGAGATCAACAGGCGGTTTTTATGAATCTGCAATACATGGCGATACTATCCCTGATGATGCCTTTGGCATTAATCAGGATTATTATGAAGCGCTTCTAGCAGGTCAAGCACAGGGCAAAATTATTGTGGCGGATAGCCAGGGCGTGCCTGTTTTGCAGGATTATTCACCCTCCTTTGACGAACTCAAACAGGGCAAAATAAACGCTATAAGCA